ACCCCACTTATGATCTTCTTCTGGTAAGAATATACCTCTAATCTTTTTAGCAAATTCTTTATTACGTGCAGGAAGTTGTTGTAGATTTGGGTTAGACATAGAAATACGACCAGACACTGTTCCCCCTTGATCTGATCTTAATTGATTAATCTCTGCATGAACTCTTCCTTTGTGTTCATACTTTAAAATATTTGCAAGGAAAGTATTATGAAATTTATTAATTTCTCTTGCTTGTACAATCAGTTGTGAGATTTGATGTTTAGAATTGTGTAACCAGTTTTGTGTAAAGGATGGTGCACCCGTATTTTCAGTTCTAGGGTATTCAATCTTTAACTTATCAAAAGCTTCTCCTATTTGTCTTGCCGCCCAGATATCTATATCTTTACCAACAAGCTTATTAATCTTTTGTAGTAATACTTTTTCCTGAGCCGCAAACTCTACAGTTAATCTACTTGCTTTATCAACATCAACTCTAACACCTCTTTGTCTCATCTTAAGTATTGTTGGAAGTACTTTAGATTCTAATTCCCATGTCGTAGTTAGATTCTGAGTTAAAATCTCATGTTTAAATCGTTGCCATAATAGGAACGTGAGCCGTGCATCTTGCTCAGCGTAAAAACCAACATGCTCTGCAGGTAATTTCCACATCTCAGCTTTAGGATCAATTCCATGATCTCTAGCAGCTTCATTTAAATCAGTTTCCGCTTTAATCTCACCTAAATAATCTCTAGCTAAGTTATTTAATGAATAAGACCATCTATTCTCATCTATAATAGCCGCAGCGACCATTGTATCAATGACTTGTCCATTAACAGTCATACCCATAGAGTTTAACCAACCTAGATCGTATTGAGCGTTATGAAATATCTTTTTATTAGGTAATGCACAAACACTCTTAATATATTTAAGAACTTGTTCAGGAACCATGTTGCCACCACCAAAATGATTAAAAGGATAATAACCCTGCCATCCATCTACGGCTACTGCAAAACCAATTACTTCTCCATTATTAGTTGCCCAACCAGCTCCTAGTCCCTTAGTAATACCCTCGTCTCTTGTTTCTAAGTCGATTGCTATTTCTGGATATGCAGATAAATCTTTATATTCATTTGGACACGACCAAATGCTTTTCTTAAACGTCATTGATAGTTGTAAACTAGTCATTTAATTAAATCCTTTCTAAATTGTTCATTAAAATCTAAAGAAGCTTTTGCTCCCCTTTCTATTAAATCTGAATAACTTGGGGCTACAGGACATTCAAAATCCTTAGAATGTTGAAAATGTTTATATTCTATTTTATCTTTCCAAATATAATAAATATTCCAATTAAGAGGATGTTCTAATATTTTTTCTAAATTTTTTTGATCACTATCAAAAATTTCTACACTAGGAAATTTATGTAAAAAATTTAATTTATTGTCTTCATTCCAAACCATGTAATAATGATGGTTGTATCCTTTCCATCTTACTTTTGAATTCTCAGGATAGTTTTCAGCATTCATACATATTTCAGCAATAGGTGATGGGCATTCAATATATCCCGCTTTAGAAATTCTTGATATTTCTTCCATACAATGAAATGGATTATATAAATCTTCTAAAACATGTCGTGCGTAAGTAAAATCAAATTCTTTATCAGCATATGGGAATTTATCTTTAGAAAAATCTACAATTTTATAATTAGGAAGTTTGTTACTTTCATTAATATCCCAACCACAATAATGTGTTGCATATTCAAATGGAATTATACTTGGGCCTAATTCTAAAACTTTCATATCTTTAGTAATCATATTACCAAGATGACTACTTATTTGTTTAATAGGCGCCCAATGTTTATTCACTGTAGTCTCTTTCTATTATCATTTCGATATACTGTATTGCTTTAAGCAAATCTTCTTTCTTTCCTTTATCTTGGTGCCGACATATATACTTGATTATATTACCCTCTGCAAACAATATTTTGTTTTTATTAATGAACTGAGATGGTTGTATGGCATACTTTTTATAATGTGCTCCACCAACTTGTTTAAAAAACGCTTTATTACTCATTTCTTCTCCTGTAAGTAAACTAAATAATCTTTACCAACAGGATAGTTGTATTGGTTATCACTTGAAAGCAAATGTAATGTTTTCTTTGCTCTAGTGAACCCTGTGTAGTAAACCTTTAGTTCGTCTATTTTGTCTTGTTTATTCTTCCTATTAAAATCAGAGGCATAGTCGTTTTTAGCTGATACAATTACATGATCAGCTTCTCCACCTTTAACAGAATGAATAGTATCTATAATGATTTGGGGTCTTTTGTCCAATTGTTCTTGCCCATATCTTTTTAATAATCTTATAAAGTAAATCTTTTGTTTAGAAGTAAAGTTTCTTCTCAACACCCACCACCATTCTTTTGTTTGGAACTCATCATCTAATGATAAACCACACCATTCTTTTAATTGTTTGAAATCATAGGTAGTAAAATCTGGTTGTTCTATCCAAAACTTTTCATCTCTATAATTAGAGTTATCAATTTCTCTTATAAATCTATATACATTTTCTGCATTCTTCTTATCAATAGACTTTCCTTTTGATATTGCAGTCCATGCTTTAATTGCGTTCCATTGTTTTTGATCAAAGGATTTGGTTTCTTTACTATCTTCAAAATACAATCCTGCTGCCTTAGCGCCCATTCTTAATTCATTAACAACTTTAGTAACCCTACCCAAGATATACCAAGTTCCTTCTAATTCATTAAAGGGTATCTCCATAAAACCCATATAACGTTTTACATAACCATGTTCTTTATTAATTGTTTCAAAATCTTTCTCTACACTATCTAGTATTCCTCTACGAACTATCTGAGAAAAATCATATATAGCTTGATTAAATCTTCTTGTCTTATGTAAGACTACTTTTCTGCCGGGAAAGTATGTGGTAAAATACTTTGGATCAGAACCATTCCATTTATATATAGCTTGATCATCATCTCCTGCTAGATAAACACGTTTAACATTATCTACAATTTTATAAATAACTGACCATTGTAATGGTGTAAAATCTTGAGCTTCATCTAAAATTAAAATATCTAATGGAGGAAAAGTTATTTCATTAATAGCTCTTTCAATCATATCTGTAAAATCAATTAAAGGTCTTTCTCTTCCATTAAGTTTATAATGCTCATAGGTAGATATCTTTCTTTGAAACACATCTATGTTATCCCTCTTATAAGATTCCATTTTATAAACAGAGACTGGATCTTTCATCATATTTCTTGATTTATCATAGATACCTAACGACCAATCTTTATAAACAAAGTTGTCATCTTCTAATCTGTTATCAGAATGCTTTATAAACTTTTCTTCTAATGCAAAATCAATTAAACAATTTTTAATATCAAATATCTCTTCTTGAAAATAGTTTCTGCAATATTTGTGTAATGTTTTAAATCTAGAAAAATCTTTTTCTGTATATTGTGGAAATGCAGCAAGAGTTCTATCCTTTGCAGTATTCACTGCTTTATTTGTAAAAGATATAAAAGCAATATTATTAGGGTTAGTTCCTCTTTTAATATGTCCCTTTAATACCTTTTCAATTAAAGTATATGTCTTTCCAGTTCCAGGCGGCCCAAATATCTTAACTGTCTTTTTGTATATTTGTTTTAACTTCTGGATTTCTAAATTTTCCTGTGTGATAGTCATCGTCCATTTCACTTACGTTGTTAGTTTTTCCGTTGCTCTTCTTTATTGCTTGGTGATTAATAAATTTTGGCATAAGAGTATTCCAGACATTTTTAACACCCTTATGATATTCTAACCTAGTGCAATTCAATAAACGTAATGCATCTATTGTAGAATTAAATACTTTACTTTTTTTATCTTTAAGCCACTTATCTATTGTTGCTCTAGTAAAATAACAAATACTTGTTTTAGAATCTAATACGATATAACCGTCTTTTAATTTATCAAAATCATCTTGTTCTATTTTATCTTCAAAGAAATCTTTTAATGTTTGATATCTTTCATCTTCAACAATATCATCATAATTAAAATGTTCATTCTCTACAAATCTTTTCATTAATGCTGATAACATTACTTCATATGGATTTGGATTAGCTTTAGACTTAGGTAATGTTTTCCAAAATATTCCATGTCTCATTAATTTTAATCTCCAAGCTTTTTCATCAATCATATTTTCTGGTTGCATTACAATATGCTGATTATCATAATCAAATTCATAGTAAGTTGTTTTTAAATCAAATGACTTCATAGGGTTTTTAAATTCATCTATGATCTGAGGTATTTCAGCTTGAATACCTAATGATCTAGTCATACATAGTTCTTTATTACATATAGGAGCTAGTTCTGGATGTTTACTTGGGCATAAATAAAAGTATCCACCTTTTTTAACAGACTTTGCTGTATTCTCTACTTCTTTATCTTCTAA